ATAAATTGGTTGCGCCTGTACCGCCGACAGTGAGCGTCGTACCACCAGCCGTATTAGCAGCATTGGCGGTGAAACAGATCGAGCGCCCCGTTACTAAGCCAAATCCTGTCGGAATCGGTGAAGTCAGCGTATAGGCATTACCGGCATTACTGGAAGTCCCGCCGATATAAAGCGACGTACCACCCTGCGCCGCTGTAATGGGTGTGCTCAGACCATTCAATGCCGTGATATTGGTATTGACACCGGCTCCTGCGGCATTGGCATTGGTCGAGTTCACGATCGCGTTGAAATTGGCCATCACCTGATTAGCGTCGGCTACCTGCCCATTCGTCAGTGTGTAGGGCAAAGTACCGATGATCTGCGCCTGAACTGGTGAGACGAACAGCAGTGCTAAAAACAGGACGATGAATCTCTGGATCATGCAGCACCTAAAAGATATTTTCCATCGGTACCAACGAGATAAGAACCATCAGAACCAGTTAGATACACGAACCCAGCGGGAGGAGGCGGTAGACCCGGAGGTAAGCCACCCAAATTAGCTCCGATAACAGCACCCCCACTATACTGTTGCAGGTAACCCAGTTCACGCATCCGGATAAACATATCGCCAATGCGAAAGGTTGCGAAGGCATTCCCGGTCAATTGGAACTGCATCTTACGTGCAATCGGTGGACCGGACCAAGCGATTTGCAGGGGAACGAGACCCGTTTGCGCACTCGACCATGTCGCACCACCCCAGACAAACGCACCCCAGATAGCTCCGACATCCGGAGGCATGATGGTAAATGTATTGAGCAGCGAGCCACGCCCATCGACGACAGTCAACGAATAAACCGGTCCATTCTGATCAAGAATCATATTGATGGTGTGCTCGGTGACTTCCAGTTCAGCCATGGACTGGAAATCAGGCAGGATGGCTGTTCCCCAAGTAACCTGCATCTGCGTGCCATTCTCTACGAACGTGGACGTCGCCGACAGCGTGATGTCGCTCTGCCAGAGATTGCCGTCATTCAGATAGGACGCAATGACGAATGTATTATTCCAAGGCTGTGCCATGGTCGGCGCAAACGAATGCGGCCCCGACCACATCTTCTTGGTCATGTCATACCAATATTCCTGCCAGGGATTAGCCGATATCAGTGTATTTTGCGTCGAGACCCGCAGCACATTGGCATTGCAGGACAGAGCAACACGGGTTGGATTAAGGGCGAATACGAAGGGACGATTGACACCTGCACCATACAATCCAATTGGCTCTGATACACGCGCCTGAAAGTCGCAGATTCGGATGCCGTCAGGCGCACTGAAAGCCAATCCTTGCGGCGTTGTCGTGATGCCCCGCTGTCCTGCTGTCCCCGTTGCCACGTTCAACGTATTGAGCGCCAAGTTACTCAGTGCAGCATCACCAGTTATCTGATAGGCGTTGTTACTCTTGAAGACGATCAAGGACTGAATAATGCCGCCCAATTGATTGAATAACGGAAGCCCCGTCGCAGCCGTCAAGCGTTGCGCATCTCCGAACGTCAGCACCTGCGTCGCATTGGTCATGACCGTCGCAGCCAGAACATCCGAGAAATAAGCGCCTGGATTACCCGTTGCAGGATTGACGACATACCACGCACGCCCATTGAAATTGACCACCACGCTCGGACGCGACGGAAGCGCGTTCGTCGTGGTGTTGCCGCCCGTCCAAGTCGGAGCTGATGGAGTAGAAATGTCAATCCAACCAAATAGAACGCCACCACCAAGAGTGAACCCAGGATGTGTAAACACAACCTTTGTCCCAATGATATCGCAGGTTGGGGGTTCCCATGCCCCGATCGTTGAAGCCGTGATGGGCGTATTACCAAGAGTGACACCAGTAATTGTTATGAACGTATTACTCACAAGATTGTAGGCGAAAGGTTCATCATGCCCGGCATTACGCCCCGTTGGCACCAGACCATAAACCATGTTGCCAACAACTTTGAAAATCGATGGTCCTGCAACGGGTGCGGTAAAGCCCGTGAAATCGGTCAACTTGATCGAAGCTGGACGCGGTGCCCATAGGTTAGGTGTCGTGTAATCCGGAATCAGATTGGACAATGATGACATAGCACCAGGAAATACCTGACTGCCGTCCAAGGTGTCGGAAACCCCGGATGGAGAAAATGCGAAGGGTCTGGCGCGCCTGAGTGCCATTACCAGCCAACTATCTTGGTGTTCTTCAACTGCGTCGGTCCCTTGAAGAACCTGCGATCGAGATGCACGCGCTTGACCCGACCTTCGGGATCATCCTGCATGGTCAGATAACGCCGCAGGATCACCGCAGCCCCATTGGGGAATTGTTCCTCCTCTGCACTCAAATAAGCTGCTGCTCGATCATCGTCGGTCAACATCATCATTTCACCGGCAAGACGCCGGACGAGATAATTCGTATTTGGGAACCAAGGAACTGTGGTTGATGTCTCAGGCGACGTTATATCAGGCATTTGCGAGTAGTACCTGACGGTTGCCGCATAAGCGCCACCTGCAGGCCAATAGACATAGAGCGCAGCTGGGTACTGCGCCATGTCTACGTAGAACATCGACGGATAGGCTTGATTACCTGGAGACTGAACGAAGGCGTCGAACTCAGCCTGTTCGACATTTATCATCTGATAGATGGTGCCGAAGATATTGAAGAAATGCCCCTTGCGCGGTGCACGAAGATAATCCGCAGGCATGAAATTGGGACCACATCCCGGTTGGTAGCGCAGTGCATCACTGCCAGTCGTATTGAATAAGAAATTGTAGTTCTTGCGCGTGACGACCAAGTCGTAGGTCTGACATAGCTCGGACAGAATGGCGTTGAGCATCTGTCCAGCCTGAACAGTGAAACCGGGGGCTTTAGCTATTTGGAGGGCGAGACTGACGATCTGTTGCGCCTGGAGTGACATTAGCTAACTCCATCTCTGCTTCAGCGATTGCTTTTTCAAATCGCTTGATGTTCTCACGACACGCCGCAACACTAGTCGTCATGTTATCGAAGCTTGCCTGCTCGGCCTGAGAAAACTTGAACTCACCGCGACGATTAGTCTGTTGGTGCTTCCTATAAGCATTCTCCTGGTAATCCCGTGCTTTCTTCTCATGAATCGGTAGCTCTTCAACTGTTTTCTCAAGAAGCAATCGCAAGTCCTTCAGACGATAGCGAACTTCCAAAATGTCAGCCGCATTCAAGCATTTTTCCAGGAGATGATAGACTTCTCCATTTGCAGAGTCGCGCGGCAAATAGGTCTGAATCACAAGTGCCCTTTTATCGTTGATCTTACAATCAAGCGAAATTCCAATCGCCGGTTCCCCCGGTACAGGCTTATCCATTCCAATCTCCGTTAACGCAAATTCTGGGACGTATTAATGATGTCCTTTGCAGGCACATGTTCTTTCGAAGGATCGATTGAAATGTTGGAAGCCCTCCGGTAAGAATTTTCAAACCTCGGCTTGCCCTCGATTTCCGCCTGATGCTCATAGCCACGATGAATGATCTCACGGATCGTCTCGTATTGTGCACGGTCGAAATGATAGGTTCCGCCGTGTAAGTACGTCACACCATCAAGAATGATGCGATCAGAATGCTCAGCAAGATCAAGGGTTAATGTATATTCTTTCGGAAGTTTCTTTAACGGCCCCTTGACAACCTTCTTGTCCCCATCGTCCGCAATCAAGCCCAGCTCGCGCTCGGCAATCAGCTGGGCTTTCTTGCGAATGGCATTCTCACGTGCTTCAGCCAGATAATCCTCCGGAATGTCATCTGACGATGCATCCAGAGGTAAGTATGGTTCTTTCTGCTTAGCCATCAGGTGTGTGTCCATCCGCCAGTTGCAATGGAAAAAGCTGACACCAGGATCGGCCATCCATTGGCATCAACCCCCACGTAATCACCGGGAAGAACCTTAAGAACTCCCCTATTCGGGACATAGAGAAGATCCATGTAGGAGTACGCACCCGGCCAAACCGGGTGCGTATTGGTCAGATCATCCTTGATCCCATTAACGATCGTAGCCAAGTCCGTCACGTTCATGGTGGGGTTATTGACCAGCGACGTCAGACTCGTTGTCAAGGTTGTACCGAGTGTTGAAGTAGCCATGCGATTATCCGAAGGTTGCAGTGAAGTTGGATGTTGATTCGATCCGCATGAAGAACTGTTGGTTCTCGATCAGCGTACCGTAATAGACCTTCCAACCAACCACTCTTAACTGATTAAGAGGGTCACTCTTATCAGCGTTCATCAGGAAAGAAATCTTCACATCGTCAAGCGATACCTGACCGTAGGCTCCACGACCGATGACCAAGGATGGATAAACCGTCACCGTCGATGCTGGACCAGCCGGAGGCGTCTGCGCCTGTCCAACACCGGTAATAATGACAGATGTATTGGGCGGAAGCTGCACAGCTTGTCCCGTCAAGGGACCTGACGTCGGACCAGATGTTGATAATCCAAGGTTTGTCGGCGTTGTCGTTGTACCGATGTAAACGTTATAGGTGAATCCAGCTACGTTCGGCGTTGTCACCGTCACTGAACCGTTAGGACCAGTTACGCTCTGCGCGCCCGAAACAGCATAAATCTGACTCTCATACTGGTTCTGGCTATCCGATCCCGTTACAATGAGGCGATAATTGGCATTGGTTGCCAAGTTACCGGATGTGCCAACTGTAAAAGTAAGACCATTGGCTGCGTTGGTGAAACCAGTGAATGATGGAACAAGGTTCGAGAAGGTGAACCTGATACCACCCCATTCCCCGAGTTCATAGTTATATAACCTGTTGATATCGCTGTAGGACCACGCCGTTACAATGGTCGAGTTCTCCCGCATATCCTGCACGACAAGCGGATGCAGAATAGCTACATAATGCGGCATCGCTCTCGGACTGGATGACGCCTTTGCACCACCTGCATCTGCCTGCAATTTGGTGTTCGTCATCTCATCGCCGGAGAATCTGGGAGCACCGATCGTAAAAAGCGCACCCGTCGCCCGATTGATCTCATGCGGATTGAGGACATCACCTGCAACGAGTGACGCGCGCGAACCGCGCGTGTTCACGTAATTGACCTGGGTTCCCGCCATTAAGTTATTGAAAGTATTACGATCAAGGGTTTCACCGATCTGAAGACCCAAAAGTTCTTTGGCTTTCGCGACGAGTGGGTGCTTGATCGTGAGTTCAGCGACATCGGTGATGGTGATCTTGTCGCCCCATTGCAGTGCGGTAGCCGTGACCTGGGCAATGGTCATGAGCTGCCCGATCGGTGGCACACCTTCTGAAAGGGGTGCAAAGGGGAGTGGAACACGGTTATACCGCGTTGCGGTATAAGACGTACCACGACCTTTAGGGAGGGTCAGGGGATCACCGAACTGATAGGCAACCAGTTGGCGACGGGCGAGGGGCAGAGTTTCGTCGGCTATATAGGCTTCAATGTCGGCGCTAAACTGCGACGCGAAGTTATTAGGCATTTCGTCTCTCCATCAAGAGGGACGGTTCAGCGCCGCCCCTGTTAAAACGTTACGTTCTCAAGCCGTTTGGCTCGTTTTTCCGCTTCCGTTTCCGCCTGCCGCCCTGCTCGCGTGTCGCTCCGTGGAGGTGGATTCGAACCTCGCTGCCGCGCGATGCGCTGTTCTCCCTGCTTACGCTGCTGAGACGTCGCCTTCGCGGACTGCTGTAACAACTTTTCTCCCAGCAAATACTTGAGGATCACCTCTCGCTGGGCATTCTGACCCTGTCTCCTGAGTTCAAGGAGACGGGTCTCAACTTCATCAGCATATTTCTTAGCCCTTGCATCCGTTGCACAAAGGGATTGGAAAGATGTCTTGTCGGATGACTCCTGATTCTGAAACTGCATCTGCTGCAGCGTCTGATTGAACTTCCCGGTCGCCTTGTCCAGTCGATACTGGACAATCTGATCGGTAGACCATAACGACATTTCTTCGGCAGATGGTTCTCGCTCCTGGACCTGTGCAGTCTGCCGCTGCCGCTCAGCCCGTATTTCCTGAAGTTCACGCTCTAATCGCTCAGCCCGTGTATTTGCTTCTCGTGTCTCATTGGCGAGGCGCTGAAAGCGCCTTTCGCCACGGCTTAATACCCGGTCTTGTTGCGGTTCTTCGCGAACTTCTCTTTCGGAGCTGACCTCGCTCTCGGCTTGTTGTTCATCTTGTCTGGAGGAACCATCGGATGTGTCGGTGCTTTCCGCATCGGCATCTTCACTGATCGCATCTTCGATTTCCTCATCTTGCAAGTCCTCATCAAAATCTGTGTTGCTCATTCCCATCTCCTCGGTACCTAACGGGTACAACTCGGTTAGCACTTAACGAGTGCAAGTCGATCAGTGCCTTACGGGCACAAGTCGATGCTTCAAAGTAACAAAACAACTGGAACCGGTCAATGTCAGCCAGCCTGACCTAGACGACCATTTCCTGAGATTCTTTCCTCGCTGGAAGACGTTTGAGGCTGCAATTGCAGCTGCACCTTGGCCAGGACAACAGCAATCTGGACATAAGGCGCAAGCGCTGCGGCATTCAACAGACGTGCCCAATCCTCTTCTTCCAATTCGACAGAAAGCTTTGTCATGGCAGCATCTTATAGATTTTGGATTTCTGGGTAGGACTCCCCGAGTCCAGGGTGAAGAAAACTTGTACTAAAGCGCTCTGCGCATCCTTGAC